GTACCAATTACAGCTGCAGTGGCATTAGTAATGGCGGCTGGTCATGCTTGTGCGCCACAACAGAGTGTGAGTATCATTAGTGCTTAAGGTCTACTTGGCAGTACCCCATGTGTGGGCTAGTCACTCCTATCACTAGCCCACACATTCCGACACGCTTATCAGATGCTTGAATGTCACACATTTATGAGATAATGCAGTATGGGATTTATTGATTTCTTACTGGGTACAACACCAGAAAAATCAGACGTACAAGCCAAGGCAAATTTGGCCATACCTTACTACCAAGACAATTTCAGCCCATTCCAAGCCTTTGGTATTAACCGCGGCGATGCTATGCAAGTACCAGCTGTAGCGAGAGCCAGAAACATTATCTGTGGAACTATTGGCGAATTGGGTTTACATTCTTACAATGAAATAACTGGCGCAAAAATTGAGGGCCGACCATTACTTAAGCAACCTGATCCAGCCTTGCCACGTTTCATTACAATGTGTTGGACCATTGAGGACATCCTGTTTAAGGGACATGCGTTCTGGCTTGTCTTAGAAGTTAGCCCAGAGGATGGCCGACCTATTGCATGTCGGCGTATTGATCCAACTCGGGTTACTTTTACAACTGATTTACAAACTGATGAAATTCTAAATGGCTTTTACCTAGATGGTAATTTGTGTCCTGCTTATGGTGTTGGATCGCTAATCATGTTTAGTGGTTTAGATGAGGGACTACTAAATCGTGGTGGCCGAACCATTAGAACAGCATTAGAACTTGAAATGGCAGTAAGCCGAATGGCTGCCGAACCTAACCCAACAATGGTTATTAAAAACACTGGCGTGGATTTACCGCCAGAGCAGGTATCAAGCCTTTTAGCATCATGGAAACAAGCGCGGCAGCAACGCTCAACCGCCTACTTGTCAGGGCCTTTGGATGTAACAACCTTTGGCTACGATGCCGGGCAAATGCAACTTACTGAATCACGCCTAAATACAGCTGCAGAAATTGCACGACTATGCAACATCCCGGCATGGTACATAAACGCCGAATCAGCCAGCGCCACATATAGTTCGGTTACACAGGAACGTCGCAGTTTAATTGATTTCTCACTTAAGCCGTACATGGCCTGTATTTCCGAGAGATTATCTATGAATGACCTAACCCCACGTGGCTCGGTTGTGAAGTTTGATCTAGATGATTACCTACGTGGAAACCCATTAGAACAGATCGAAGTACTAGAAAAAATGCTTGCAGCTGGAATCATAAATGTTGATGAAGCGCGTGAGGAAATGGAATTAGCACCGAGAGGAAATGAAGCAAATGCAACTTAGTTTTGAGGGCCAAGTCTTAGCCGCATCAGTTGAAACCAGAACCATCAGGGGCTTGGTTGTACCGTTTGGCAAAAGCGGAAATACATCGGCTGGTCCAGTGCGTTTCGAGTTTGGCGCATTTGGTGACATTGATCCAAGCGAAATTGTCTTAAACATGGAACATGACCGCACACGCCCATTGGGTCGTGGCATTGGTGATTCTTTAGAAGTAAGCCCTGCTGGCATTTCAATGGCCTTTAAGATCGCACCTACTGGCGCTGGCAATGATGCCTTAGTTGAAGCATCAGAAGGATTACGCCCGGCATTTAGCATCGAAGCCAATGTGAATGAATACACCATTGAAAAGGGTGTCATGGTCGTATCATCTGCAAAGCTCGAAGCCGTTGCACATGTAACTAACCCAGCATTCAAGGATGCACAGATTTCTCAGGTCGCAGCTTGCGATCCTGAGGACCAAACCACCGAAGCAGAAACCCCTGCCGAGGATGAACCACAGGAGACAACAGTGGACGAAGTAACAACACCAGTTGCAGATGAAGTAACAGCAGCCGCTGTTGTTCACGCTGCAGCACCAGTGGCTTACACCAAGCCTCGATCACCAATCAAAACCCAAGCACACTTCCTAGAGCACTCAATCAAAGCTCAACGTGGAAGCCATGAAAGTGCAGAATGGATTGCACACGCTAAGGCAGAGGATGCAAAGCTTTTAACAGCTGCAGATGATTCCTTTACAACCAATCCAGCATTCAAGCCAATTCAGTACGTATCACAGGTAGTAGATAACCAGATTGGCGCTCGTGGCGCGATTGATGCAATCGGTACACGCGCACTACCTAATGCTGGTATGACTGTATCAATTCCAAAGATCACAACTTCAGGTAGCGTTGCAGAAACAGCAGAAGCTGCTGCACCATCCGAAACCGGAATTGTGTCTGCTTACGTAGATGCAACTGTAAAAGCCTACAAAGGCCTACAGCGTTACAGTGTTGAGCTCTTTGACCGCGCTGATCCGAGCTTCTATGCTGCGATGCTTGAAAACATGCGCAGAGTTTACGCACAGGCAACTGAAGCTGCAGTAATTGCAGAACTAACTGCAGGTGGAACACAGGCAACCGCACAAGATGCAGATTCCGATGGCATCATCGCTTATGTATCTAAGGAAGCACCAGCTGCTTACCTAGCAACTGGTGAACTTGCCAGCGCTTACATTGCAGGTACAGGTCAGTGGTCATTGCTACTTGGTGCAACCGATTCAACCGGTCGCCCAATCTACAATGCATCAAATCCACAGAACAATGCAGGACAGGCTGGCGTTGGTAGCCTCCGCGGAAACGTATTAGGTCTAGACCTTTATGTATCCAACAAGGCAGTAGCAACAAACATTGATGAATCAGCATTCATTGTTGTTCCATCAGCTGTTGCAATCTACGAAAGCCCAGTATTGCAACTGTCAACAAACGTAGTTACAACTGGCGAGATTGAAACAATGCTTTACGGTTACATGGCCGTTAAGACAATCACCGCTGGCGGAGTACGTCGCTTTAACCTGACCTAAGTCAGCGTTAGTTAGAAGTGTGGGGGATGCGGCCCTGTGTCCCCCACACACTTCATTAGATAAGGATTTGAGATGGCACTAATTACACTAAGCGAGCTAAAAGCCGTACTTGGTATTGGTGACATCTATGCTGATGCAATTGTTCAGGCAGTTGCAGACAGCGCCGAAAACATAATCCTGTCTTACTTAATCTTTGATGATGTGTCTATTAAAGGCGTATCACTTACAAGTAATGTGGCTAGGTTCTATTGCTACGACAATACTTTTGTAGTTGGTCAAGCATTAACAGTTAGCAAGTGTGGCGCACCTTTTGACGGATCACGCACTGTGACAGCCGTAGGTAAAGAGGATGGCGTTACATTCTTTGAGGCTGCTATAACTAATGCCAACATAACTCAGCGCCATGTTATCCCTAATGGGCGAGCAGTGCTAACAAGCCAAGCAACTCTTTATGACACCACTCCAGAAGTCAGAGAAGCTGCTATGGCCGTTGCATGCGACATCTGGATCACTCGTACAGGCACACTAGGACAGCAGGGTGTGGACTTCCAAAGCCCAGCACCGTACCGCCTTGGCCGCTCAATGCTTACTCGTGTATCAGGCCTATTAGGCAAGCACCTAGATACCCGAGGCTACCTTGGCTGATCTAGCAACATACCGATCAACCCTTGCCGGAACTCTCGCAGCTGCTGGCCGGGTTGTTTACTCATACCCAAATGAAAACATCACACCACCAGCCATTGTGCTTGTGCCGGGATCGCCTTACATCACAGTAAGTGCTATTGGTGGTGCGCGTTGTAATGTGCGCTTTGACATCACAGTGATAGTCAATGCAGCTGACAACCAAGCAGCTTTGAAAAACTTGGAAACCTTAATTTTTAGTGTCACTGACCTACTCGCCAACAACATCTCATTTCTTGGTGGATGGTCACAACCCACAGTCCAGCAAATCGGAAATGCCGACATGCTAATCAGCCAACTCAACATAGAGATGGTCACAACCAACTAGAAAGGCAAGTCATGCCAGCAACATACATAACTGGTCGGAATCTGACTTTGAGCATCAACTCTGTGTCATACGCTGACCAAGCATCAACAGTTACACTAGAGCGCGAAAACAACCAGCAGGTACTTGAAGTGCTATCGGGTCGCGCTTACAAGACCGTAGACAAGACAGCAACACTTAACGTGGAACTATTCCTTGACGATACTTCGAGTGCAGGCATTATTTCAGCACTTTGGGATGCAGCCAACACTGCGCCAGATACTTCATTGCCATTCAGCTTTGATGTAAACGGTGACACATTTACTGGCAACGTATTCCCAGTATTTCCAACAGTCGGTGGCGCGGCTACAGACGTATTGACAACCAGCCTCAGCTTTGTTGTTGAGGATGGAACAGTCGCAAGAGCCTAACTAGCAGAACAGGGCAACCATTATGCAATACGACATTAAAACAAAACAGGGCAACAACTACATAGTGAGCGATGAATCAACATGGCTTTGGATTGAGATCGAGCGCGATCTTGGATACACAGTTACCCAAGCAGCTGAAAAGATGAGCCAAGGCTCGTTGGATGTGATTACTTGCATGCTTTACAAAGCAAGCAAAGCAGCCGGGCACACAAAGATGCCTAGTCAGCAAGCATGGGTCACTAATGAGTTCGAGGGCTTTGAGGTGGTTGAGGAAAACCCAAAAGAGAGTTAAGGGATGCGCTGGTCAGGATCGCAGTATCCACCGGTATTCCTATGAATGATCTAATGGATTGGTCGCTCGCAGATATAAGCACAGCAATTACGCTGATTAGAGAAAGGAACGGGCATGGCTGAGGGTAGAACTACCATCACAGTCAGGCCTGACCTTGCCGACTATCGCGGATTACTAAAAGCACTTAACGTAATGGACAAAGAGGCCCAGTACGAATTAAAAAATGAAGTGTATGCAATCAGCTCATGGACTGCCAAAGGTATTCAACAGGCTGGCTATGCACATCCAATTTACCCAAGGCAAGCATCTATTGTTGCAGCTAGTGTGAAACCATCCCGAGATCGTGTACCAACTGTAAGAGTCGGTGGCAGTAAAGGTCGAGTATCTGGCGGCGCAAACGCTGGCCAGTTATTGTTTGGCAATGAATTTGGTGGAGATCGCAATGCCTACGGTAACTTAAATTCTTTTCCTAATGGTGGTTACAGATTCCCAGCACGAACAGCCCGAGAGGGTCGAGGTAACATTGGTTATTGGATTTTCCCTACCTTAAAGGCAATGCAACCTGAAATTAAAAAGAGATGGTTTGCGGCTTGTAACAAAGTCATGGACAGTTGGGCAAGGTACTCATAATGGCCGATACACGCACACTCAAACTTTCACTGCTTGCTGATGTTAATAAATTTCTTGCTGGCATGGATAAGGCCGACAAAGGCACTAAATCCTTTAGCAGTAGTATTGGCAAGTATTCCAAGGCAATGGCTAAATCATTTGCAGTGGCTGGCGCAGCTGCTGGCGCGTATGCCTTGAAACTTGGTATTGATGGTGTTAAGGCAGCAGTTGAGGATGAACTTTCACAAGCAAAACTTGCACAAGCCTTACGCAACACCACAAAGGCAACTGACAGCCAAATTGCCAGCACAGAAGATTACATTAAAAAACAGC